CGCACCGCTTGGATGCCATCCTGCACCGAGAGGTCAGGCACGATCGCGAGGCTACCCAAGCCGAAATGCTCTGCCATTTGCTCAATGATCGATTTACCGCCCGAGGCGAGTGTTTTAGCTCTGGCGTCATGCGGTAGCCAATGCCTGCCATATCGATAGCCGCGGGCCTTCACGATCTCTGCCAGCTGGCCGACGCTAGCGCCTGAAATGCTGAAAAAGTCGACAACGTGGATCTCGTTTGCGGCGACCTGATAAAACCAACACGACGTATCGTCGCGATAACCTAAGTCCCAGGCGGTGTGCACGGGCAGATTGGGATCAACCGGAACGTGCGTGATGCGGCCTTTGTCCTGGGCGATACGCATATCGACGCCATAGAACGCACCGACTAAGGCAGCCTCGAAGCTGCATTCATACTCCTGCAGATACTGGTCTTCACTAAGCTGCGCCCGAGCGGCCTCGAGCTCTTGCATCGGGAGCAACCCTGATGTCATTGCGGGTAACCGCAGCAGAAACCAATCAGCAGGGTTTTTCTGAGCGGTCTGAAACACCTCCCAGAACTGGTTTTTACCTTTTGGCGTTCCTGCAAACACCGCCCACCCCTGTTTATCAGACAGCGCGGGACGGATAACGTTTCCGAACACGCTTGGCTTAAAGTCGCCGTACTCGTCTAAATACACGCCCGAGAATCCGAGACCGCGCATGGCGTCTGCGTTGTCAGCGCCAAACAACCGAATCTTGGCGCCGTTGATTAGCTCGACCGTAAGCTCGGCCTCGTTGGTTTCCCGCGTGACAGGCTTGGCGTACCACTTGAAATAGTCCCAGGCGACCGACTTTGCCTGCGATCGAAAGGGCGCGAGATACCCATACAGGGGATAGGGCTTGGTGTCGAACATCGCTGCTCGAATGATGTCGTTGACCGCAGCGACCGTTTTGCCAGCCCGACGATGCGCGACAATACAGGCCCATCGCTTTGTGCGCTCATGGAAAGGCATGAAGCATTTCCTGGGCGCGTAGGGAATGACTATTGGGGAGGCAGCCATGTGATGACCAGATCCTTGCCGTCGGCGCCCGTAAGCTCGTTCTTTTCCCGTTGGCCGAGATACTGCTTGCCGAGCCACACCAACATCGTCGTGTTTCCCTCCTCAAGCGCACGCCATTGGTGACGCCTAAGCGACATTTTGCCGCCCTCGATTCCGCTTTTATAAATTTCGCAAAACTTCTCGTCGCGGAGCAGGGTGTCCACGCTACAGCCGAGCCATGCAGCGATCTCGCTTTGCGTACATTGGATACCTGCGAGCTTTTTGACCGCCTCGTAGTCAATCTCAAAGCGCGGACGGCCACCGCCCTCGCCTTGGTTTCCCTGTTTGGGTTGGCCGGTGCGCTTGCTTACGGTTTGGGGTTTGCGACGGTTTCTCATGCTGCAGCCTTAAAGGGTTCGCCTGTGGATTCCAACACGGCCTTTTCGCCAGTGAAGTCCTCCCAGCGCTTAACAATAACGTCCACGTATTTGGGGTCTAACTCCATGATTCGGGCGATGCGTCCGTTCTTTTCGGCTGCGATCAGGGTTGTGCCGCTGCCACCAAAGGAGTCGAGCACGATATCCCCGCCTTTTGTGTTGTTAAGCATCTGATACTCAAACAACGCGACGGGCTTCATTGTCGGGTGTTCGCCGTTCCGCGATGGGCGCTCGAAGTTTAAGATTGTTGTTTGCTTGCGATCGCTTGCCCACAGGTGACCGGCACCATCCTTCCACCCGTATAGGCAGGGCTCATGCTGCCAATGGTAGTCCTGCCTTCCCATAACCAAACTGCTTTTTTTCCATATTAAACATTGCCTTACGTGCCACCCAGCGTCTCGGCAAGCTCCCCGAAAATTGTAACCTTCCAAATCCGCGTGCCAAATATAAAAAACAGCGCCTGGCTTCATCACTGTGTCAGCTGACACAAACGCATCCCGCAAAAAAGTTCTGAATTCTGCGTCGCCCATATCGTCATTTTGAATTTTTAAGCCGGTGCTACCTTCGTACGCCACGTTATAGGGCGGGTCGGTAAGCAGCATATCCACGCGCTGATTGCCGCACAAAAGCTCGACCTGTGCATGATCTAGGCTACTCCCGCACATTACGCGGTGCTCGCCGCACACCCATACATCGCCCAGGCGCGTGACAGGCTCCACCGGCGGCTCTGGCGTCTCGTCGGGATCTGTTAGCCCCTCCGTGCCTTTCTCAGCTAATAGCGCGTCTATTTCGTCGGTGCTAAAGCCGGTGAGATCAAGATCGAAATTGAGCGCCTGCAAATCGGCAAGCTCAAGCTTCAGCATGGCCTCATCCCACCCTGCATTTAGGGCGAGCTTGTTGTCGGCGATGACGTAAGCGCGCTTCTGAGCGTCCGACAGATGGGATAGCCGAATGCACGGCACCTCGGTCAGCTTGAGCTTGCGGGCAGCCATAACGCGCCCGTGACCGGCAATGATGCCGTTGGCCTCGTCTATCAATACAGGGTTGGTGAACCCAAACTCGCGGATACTCGCCGCGATCTGGGCGACCTGGGCATCGTCGTGGGTTCGGCTGTTTTTAGCGAACGGGATCAGGGTGGCGATCCCAATTTGCTCAATTTGCATGGTTACTCACGCTTTAGGATTTTGACTTTCTTTTCCTCGCCAGGAAAAACAACGAAATTGCGCGTAATTTCGCCACCGCGGGCTCGACTATGGGCATCAGGATACATAATTCCTGGGATGCCACGTTTGGCAAGCTCTTCGCTTGCGGCTACACCAAACTCGGCTTTTCCTGCCAATGCATCAGAAGACGCCAGCGCCTCGTAAAATTTGCTGCCTTTTATGTCCGTATCGCCAATTAATTTTTTTGTGGCGTCGTCCCACAATTCTGAATTTTTGATTTCAGCGATGATCTTTTTGACCGCGGGCGATTGTTGGCTTAACGGTTTTTCCCAATCAAGCATTCGGGTAACCATCTCATCAGGCAAATCTGCCGTGTATAAATAACCCACCCGCGGATACGCCTCAAGCTCTTGCATAACCTTTCTGACTTGAACCCAAGGGGCATTTACCGCATCAGCCGCAGCTAACAAATCTTCGCCCTGTTCTACGCTTTCGGCAATTTGTCTGTGGATCGGTGATTTGTTTTTGATTTCTTCGGGAATAATTCGGCGGCTCAATTCGCCTTGATACGCCTCGCCGGTTTTTCGCGCCTCGGCCAAATAGGTTCCCATTCCATAAGCCTGCGATCCTTCGCCCGTGCCGATCTTGCTGGCGTCAAACTCCTCAAAGCGATGCGGGCTGCCGTGATAAACATCGATTTCCTGCATCACAGGGCGCGACCGCGCTCGCATCGGGTTTAGGCTTTCGCCGATCACTTCGCCGAGCCCGAGCGGCCCAGAGGCGGCTCTGCGGCCTGTTTCGCGTAAGGCTTCAGCGATCAGTGCGGGATCGCGGATCATCTCCACACCGCCCTCGACCATCGCTCGGCCTGTCTCGATGGGGCTCGTCACTAGCTGGCGCAACCCCTCTAAGGTATTTACCCCGCCTTGCCCGAGGCCACTGGAGAGGTTCTCCAAGCGAGACCTTACGCCCTGCTCAGGGATCACCTCGGGGTCACCAGGTTGCGCGGTCGGTATCACGTTCGCGAATCGCGATCGGCGTTGCTGTTCGTAAGCGAGGGCTTCGGCGAGGCGTTGCCTGTCCATCAGCTAAGGAATTTGAGCTTGTACCGCGTCGAATTGATCAACGAAGCGATCTCATCGACCGTATTTTGAAGGGGGGTGTCTTTCGGCAGTACGGTGCGGATCTCGCTCACAAAGTCGGCGAGGCGATCCATGTAGAGCTTGGGGTCGGTCGCATTGTGGCGATCCGAGGGGTACTCGGTGATTAACCCGTACTCGCCTTGGTAGCTTTCCGCAAAGCTATCCACCAGGTCAGGAATGGTCTCGTAGTATTTTTGCAGCGCTTTGTGCGCGGCATAACTCTTCGTTTGGAGATGCTGTAAGTGTGTGACCGTCGCCGAATGCAGCAACGTTGCAATGAACAAAGCGGAATTTTTGCGGTGTTCTGCCATAATTGCAGCATAAACCAATGCAGGAAAATCGCAAGATGACCATCACCGAAAGCTATCGCGAGCAGCAAGTCGAGCTACACAAAAACCCTGCGTATGGCGTAGCGTCTCTTGCCTTTGCGCCACTTGTCGCCAAGGTCATGCGCGAGAACAACATCAAGTCGCTCTCGGACTACGGGGCAGGCAAGTGCAACCTCGGCAAAACCCTGCGATCGAGCGGGCTCGAATTTGAGTATTACCCTTACGATCCTGCGTTCCCTGAATATGGGCCGCCCAAGTCTGCTGATCTCGTCGCTTGCATCGATGTGCTCGAGCATATCGAGCCCGAGCATCTTGAGGCCGTCCTCGAGGAACTTTCTCGCATTACCCGCATCGGGTTCTTTAGCATCCACACCGAGCCTGCGGTTAAAACCCTACCCGACGGGCGTAACGCTCACCTGATCCAAAACCCTGCGTCCTGGTGGCTGCCGTTGCTCTGTCGGTATTTTGAGATTCACCAGCTGCAGACGCATAACCTAATGGGCCGCGGGTTCTGGGTGCTCGTCAGCGCGAAAACTCCGGTCGAATCTTCGCCTGCCACAAAATAAAAAGCTCCCGCACCGTCTCCTGCGGATCGCGAGCCTCAAGCCATTCGCCGCGGGGCTCCCAGATCTCCCTGGCGAGTAACTGGTTGGCCTTGAGCTTGCCCTTGGCGCTTTTGATCTCGATCCAGCAGGTGAAATAGGTGCCATCGGGAAGCTCTCGCAATGCGAGCTTATCGGGTAACCCGCCGCCAGCGCGCCCAAAGTCGAGGAGCGTAAAGCCTGCCGCCCGCACGGCCTCTGAGATCTCCTTGTCGTTCAGGTCTCGGCGAGCGGCGAATCTCATCGCGGTCGCGTCCACCCGAGCTTCGAGAGCACATAGCCCTGCGATTTCAACACCTCATCGCTCTTGCATCCGTAAGCGCTTTTATGTGCATAAAAAGTCGAGGGGTCAGCGAATAGCCTCTTGCACTCTTTGCATTTCCTCGGTTTCTTCACTGATGCCATGCGCTTTCTCGATTCGTCTTGCAAACTCAAACAGGGCCGCCCAGGTCGTACTGCCTGGCCAGAGCTTCGCGATCTCTTCATCCGTTAACGGTTTCTGCACGCGCTCGCTCCTTTAATCGATTAAAGCCTCGTTCACCGAAAAAGACAAACACCATCGTCGAGAGCCCAGGCTCGCAAAGCACATCCTTAGCATTGGCCTCGCGTAGATGCAGCGCGATCACATCTCGCATCCACTTTAGGCGCTCGGGGGTATCAGGATCAGGGTTCACCGTGTAACGCGCCCAGAGAGCTTCACAGAGCTTTAGGCGGTTGATCGCCGTCGGTTCGAGGTTATCCCAGTATCGTTCGCATCGGGCATTGGCATCAGCCATCGCTTGCCGATCGGCCTCGATTTGCTTTTCAGATTTAACAGGCTTTTCGCCCTTGACCGCCTTAATCTCAAACAATCCCTGCCAGCCGTTTGCGATCGACTGATCGACTACGGCAGCCTGATTTGGCCCGAATCGACTCAATTTGAGTTTGGCAGCGTTTTCGCTGACTTCACGAATAGGTTTCTTAATAGCTTTCCTAAACGCTTTCCATCGATCCCATGCTTCCTGATTTAACTCGTACATAAATACCCCTAGTGTTATGGATGGTTATGGTTTGAATGGGGATGACTGTTGGTGAGTCCTGCACGGCATCCAGACGGAATACGCCTAGGGGATGTCGTACAGGATTTGATGACTGTCGGAGCCATCCTGCTGCGAGCTACTTTTGCCAGGTTGCCCTGGTGTGGTTCACGCTTCCTCGCTACACGCT